CATAAAGAGCAGTTTTCCACAGAATGAATCAAAGATCATCTGATTGTTGCTCACCCCTGCCTTGCGTTTGCCCAAATGGTGAGGGAAAACAAAACTGAGGACGGTACCTGTAGTATGATTACCCCAACGTCATGTCTCTGCTTCTTATCATCTATCCTAACTCCTTTGCGAAGTCTAATTAAGATGAATGTCAGAGTAGTTGAGAACCTCGTTTGTTTTCCACTCTTATATAATACCATTAAAAAACCCCTTGTGAAGGGGTTGTGTGACACTTAGTTAACTGACACTATATAATGCCTTTTTTAAAGCGGATTGATTAAGATCAAACTTCTGTCTCCATCCATCCAAATAGTTAGTAATAACATCCTTTTTTACCTCATTGTGTCTTGTTTCTCCTTTAATATAATCATCAATCATTTTTAAAGTAAATGATAATGTATTCTGACATTGCTTACTTCTATTTAAAGCAGAAGACTCATCAGAATGTTTTTTATCAACTATCTTTTTCCATCTCTCAATAAAGAATGTGCATGAATCTTTATTCTTAACAAGAGTATTCTTTTTATCTCCTGAAACTAGAAGAACAAATTGTTTTAATAAATCAAGTGCTTCTTCATTACCATGATATAAGTTGTATGACATAACATAAGCACACTTGAGTAAAGGTTTAAGTGATATTTGATTACCAAAATCTGGATCTGATATGACAGAATCTAACCAAACAAAACCTTCACCAACATCCTTCATCATTCTATTTGCTTCTTGATTTGATGAAGATTTTCCTTTTTCATAATTTAAAGGATAACATCCCCATGCAGCATATTCAAGAGATGCAATACTCTGGACTGCATTAAAATTATTAAATGTTAATCCATTAATCCTAGCAGCACCAAAAAACTTATCAGAACCTTTAAAAACAGACGCATTGTTATCATAAACATTAAACGCATCTTGCAACTCCTCCCAATTATAAACATCATGTTGAGTATCATTCAAATGAGTTGGTGGTAGTTCTGCTAAATGTTCATTACCTATCTCCTTACATACAACAGCAAAAAATTCAGCAGTTGTATGCCCATCAGTCTTAATCTTATCACCTTTTTTATATACCTCATTTGGATTAATGGGATTTACAATATCACACCCACACCTTACACTTTTAACTTCATAATGATCTTGATGTGGTCGTAGCATTTTTCTTTGCCACTGAGATGATCTTGCTCTTTCCACATGATCTCTTTGATTAGGAAATGACTTATATTCTCTATGAAATTTATCCAAAGGAACTGATTTCCGTTTTGCATTATTAGGATCAACTCTCTTGACTTCTTTTATATTATTAGTCATAATGTCGTAATGTCGATAGGAATAGATTTAATTCTTTCAATGGATATTCTAACATATTCTAACTCATTGTCAATACCTATAAACTTTCTATTAAGTTTAACTGCTGCAACACCAGTAGATCCTGACCCCATACAATTATCAAGTACAGTCTCACCTTCATTAGAATATGTTTTAATCAACCACTCCATTAATGGTACTGGTTTCTGTGTTGGATGCACTTGCTGTTGTGCAGAGAAGTCTCTTGATATATTCAAAATTGACTTAGGATAACGTGTTCCTTTATTCTCAAATCCCTTTACAGGTTTAAGACCATAACCATGAGGATTTCTTTTACTTACATAACCTTCTGGGTTCTTACTCTGTCTCTTAAATGGTTCTCCCTTCTCCATCTGTGGATTATATGTTCCACCAGCATTTTTATAGAATATTAATATATTCTCATGCGTTTTCATTGGTCTATGTTTAGCAAGTCCAGGACTTCCACACTTATTCTTATTCCATACTAATTCATATCTAAACCAGTCTAACTTAGAGCATATTAATTGTGATGTAAATGGTTGAGAACCAAATAAGCATATCACTCCTTTAGGTTTTATGATACGACCATACTCTTCCCACATTCTACCAAAATCAAGTACAGAATCCCACTTGATAGATGTCGTGCCGTAGGGTGGATCACAACATATTAAATTAACAGACTCATCTGGAATCTCTTTCATTAATTCCAAACAATCACCTGATTGTATGTTATAGTTCTTCAAATCCATCATGCGATGTAATCTTTTTCCTTACCGATTCCTTGTAACATTCTATCAAAAAATCGTATGCTTGTAAATAGGTTCTTTCTACTGGTTCTGTGTTATTGCCCCAATTAACTTGAAATGGTAGATTATTACCATTAGAATTGATTTTCCTCAAAGATTTAAGAGATTGTAGATATACTTTTCCATCCAATTTACTTAAAACAATGATATAATAATCTCTATTGTTTTCACCTTTATGTTCTTTTAGTTTTTCTTGAAATGATTTCCATGAGTTTGCTTTAATCTCTCCTTCTGGAATATCTGTTAGTGCATATAATAGTGCTAACTTAGATGAGAAGTTATCACCTGATTTAAAATTTGATGATTTGATATTGAGAGGATGACCAAATATTTTAACATCCCACCAACATCTTGCTTTAGGTTTTTCTATATTATCACCATACTTTTCAACCAAAAGATCAATAATGGTATCCTCATCATCTATACTATTAACTCTACCATCCTCATGGTTCTCACTAACTGCAATGGTTAGTGTATTCAAATACTCAACTGCTTCAACCAATTCTCTTGGAAACATTGTGTAAGTGTGTAATTAATAGTATTATAGCATTAAAAAGACCCCTATGTGGGGTCTTGTTACACTTATTCAATCGTCATACACCCTACATTCCATTGCATCTGGGTGATTATCACAATATACTTCTAAATGCTTATCCTCATGCCTAGTGTGCCAGTCGTTAATAGTGGCATCATTCTTATCAACCACATCATTTTTGTGGTATTCTTCATAGTCAGCATGAACATCTTTTAAATCTGCCTCACTATACTCCAACATTCCATGATTAACATGCTCCTTCCCATCTTTGGGATCAAAATAGACCTCATGCTCTAAATCGTGCTTAATTTCAGACATAATTGATTGAATTACCTCATTATTATATATTTCAAAAGACTTCCGCAACCTCTCTGATTGCTGTCATTTTAAGAAATATACCTTCCAATGTATAGTTTAACCTATAATTGGGAGTTGTCAAGTAATATCCATCAATACTACTTCCATCGTCAGTATATCCATACGCAACTACCTTTTCTTCCACCCCATCTATTCTTAACTTCTTATCACCAGTCAAATAAGACTGGTATCGTTCGTCTAAGTTTAGCATTGGTTTTCTGGAGTATGTGTTGATATTATAACATTAGTTATATGAATTATCTATAAATTTTAGATTGTCTTTATACTGTCTTAGTATATCTCAATACTTATTCTGTATCGGTTTCCTCATCTTCTTGCTTTGGAATCCAAAATCCATCAGCAGTCATCTCATATCCTGCCTTAATCATATCTTCATAACTCATCTGATCCTCAAGTTTTGCTCTCTCTTCCTCAAGTCTCTTTTCCTTATAATCCTGATTAGTCCATCCATCATTATATGCAGATGCTTCATGTACTATATCATCATGTAATGCGGGTGAATCTAGTTTAAAATCTTCCAGATTAAAATTAGAAAACTCATATTTAATATCATCTGCACCACCAGTAACACTTTCAAGAAATGTGCGTTGTGATAATAACTCATATAATTCTCTACCTTGTTCATAACATGCCTTATGATACCTTGTATTTCTCGAAACAGTATCTATAATAGAATCATATATCTCTTTAGGTGTTGCCCCAGACTCCATACAATCTGCAATCCATGTCTGTAATTGGGTAACAGAATAGTCTTTAGAGTCTTTGTTCATTGTCAAGTTTAACTGCTTGTTCTATCATAACTTGTATCTCCTTAGATGTCAAGTTATTCATCCATTTCCACTCAGGATCTTGTTTATCCCACTCAACTGTAAATGACCCATCATTATTTTGGTCAATCTTTAGACTGTCGTTCTTCATTTTTAATCCGTTTCTTAACCCTTTTAGCATACCTAATATCCTCCTTACTATACCACTCAGGGTGTTTCTTTGCCCTCTTCAATAATTTCTTTGCTGCCTTTTTGAGATTCATTACTCTTGACTTGAGATAACTTTGCGACTATAGTATCTATATCTCGTTCCAACTGGTATAAATGCTTAGAATAAAACATATTCTCTTGAGTTAAATACTCAACCTCATCCTCAAGTATTTCAATTCTATTGAGTAATTGATCTCTTATGACTAACATTTCATCATAGAGATTATTAACGTGACTAATGTTAGACATTTGATACCTTACCTGATACAGATGGACTTGATTGCTTTGCTCTTATTCTAAATTGTAATTTTCTCTCATGTTCTTGGAGTAAAGAATTGACATCCATCATTTGATCTTGAAGTCTATCAACCTTATCATTCAATGCCTGAATAACTTGCTCAACCATATACTCCTCACCAGTATCATAATTTTTGACTCTAATTTCAAATCTCTCTTCTGGTGTGAGTCTATCCTTATATGGATACAACCAATCTTCAATCTCAGCAACTACCCACCATACTGCTTCATGTATGTTGAATAGTATGCCTTTAATCTTCTTTACTGCTCTCATGGAGTTTCTTTAATGCCTCAACAACTTCAGGAGTTTCATCCCAACTCCACTCTTGATTGTGCTGATCGTTCTTCTTTTCGATTGTGTATGTTCTGAGTGTCATAGTTTAATCCACCTCTCATTTGCTAGTGTCCATTGAGTTACTTGTGCTATCCGTTCTCTAACAGATTTTGCTGGAACCCAACCAAGTTCTCTCATTTTATCACCACTCAAGGCATAACGCAAGTCATGTCCTGGTCTTGATGAATGAAAATCAACCATTTCATATTTGAGTTCTTTATTCTGTGCATCAGCAATAATTTGTGCTAACTCAAGATTATTCAACTCCTCCGACCCAACAATATTAAACTTAGGACATATAGCATTGCCCCATGTTGGTTCAAACTCACCTTTATGATCTAATAGGAATAGTAATGCTGACGCAACATCTTCAGCATGTATATAATGCCTACTACCTGCTATTGTTTTAGTTTTATCACTATGAACAGTAACAACTTCACCATCCCTTGCCCTCTTAATACACATAGGAATAAATTTCTCTGGATGTTGTCTCTCACCAAATACATTCATAGTATGAGTGATGTATATTGGTAGATCATAGGTGTTATGGAAAGCAACTGCTAACTCCTCACCACCTGCCTTAGTAGCAGAGTATGGATTAGTAGAATTATATCTATCATTCTCTTTATACTTAATACCATCGGGTGCTGGACCAAATATCTCATCTGTACTAAAATATACAAATCTCTCAAGGTTATGCTTTTGTGTTCTTGCAAACTCAAGTATATTACATGTACCAACAACATTATCCAACACAAACTCCATTGGATAATCTATACTACGATCAACATGAGAACCTGCTGCCAAATGTAGTATATAATCTACATCACCAACTTCACTACGAACTAATGGATTTAACTCTGCTTTCAAATCGTGATGAACTATCTTAACTCTCTTCCTAGTCTCAGCATCAAACGTAAGCATAATATCATGCAAACGATTTAAGTTACCACTATAATCAAGTCTATCAAGACTAACAATTTCCCAGTTAGTAGTCTTAAGTACCTGACCTATTAAATGATGTGCTACAAATCCTGCACCACCAGTGATTAATACTCTCTTAGTCATTTTACATTCATTCCTCAAAATAGTATAACATTATTAGATAATATGTCAAGTCAGGATGTTGCAGTTCCTAATGTCTTATCACCTATTCTATTAAAGTTTTGCTTTATAGTATAATTTAGGAATGATCCCAACATATACTTAGCATAACCATTTTTTGGTTTATTTCCTTTATGTAGATAGTTCCACCCACATGGAAATAATACAATACTACCAGTTGATACTTTAGTTCTGTAATTATATTGTGGAAACTCAGTTTCACCTTCATCAAAATCATCATTCAAATATGAAACAATGGATAAAAATCTCTTAGCACTATCAACATTGTTTATATCAACATGTGTTCCATGTTCTTGCTTATCATCACACAGATAGCGTTTAATCCTAAGATTCTCAAAGGCATATTTCTCAGGAAATTGACCCTCTTGAATACCAACATCCTTTTTATATTGTTTAATGACTGCTTGAAATGCTGTAATTACATACTTAAAAGATTCCTTAAATTCGTGGTGTTGCATAATATCAAGTCTTTGGCAATCACATGCACCACAAGTCTTAGTTCCATCTTCTGTATAACATAAACTTATTCTTTTTATTTGCTCTTCTTGTTCTCTCCACAACTTCTCATAAGTATCAATCATATATTTACATACGTCTGATTGAATTACATTTTCATATACTCTAATGAATTTAGTTTCATTCATCTTGTTTTTGGTTCCTCATATTCTATTACAATCTTTTTAGTGTTTCTACCAGTACTATCATAACAATCATAAGATGTATATTCACCCATTGCTATATCACCCATCACTTTCTTATCTAAACCTGCTAAATCAATACAATTCTCAACTGCCTTCTTAACTGATTCAACAGGACTAGGATAATAATCTACAAATCCACCTGCTAAGTCATTATCCTTAGCACTTTGAAGTGCCTTATCAATATCAATACTAAATTCATCACTCATTGTTATTTTACATACACCCTTATATTATAAAACCCCTGACTTATTAAGTCAAGGGTTTGGTTAATTACTTTAAGGTGGGTGTTGATACTTATTCATTTGTTTGCTAGAATAAACGTCTAATTGTTTTAAATTAAAACCTCCTTACATATACGTTTACAAACATGTTGGTCGTCTTCACAGTCAATCAGGCACTCGTAGTATTCTGTGAGTAAATCATCTTGTGAATCTGCATATTCGGCATGTTTTGATCCAGCGAGTTGATTAAATGAAATTAAGTTGTGCATAATTGTCTCCAAATAAACTACAATAACAAAGAAGATTCAGATCATCTTGTTACCCCTAATTCTATCATTATTTATGTGAAATATGTCCGTATCATCAAATACAATTTACAAAAATTTATGCCTATTAGTATATCTAATACTCCCTCTTGTCTGCATAATAATCACCCAATGCACCACTCATTAGAGTTTCACTGATCTCACCATTGGGTGTAGTGATTGTAGGTTCTATATGATTATTCTTCTTACCAAATTCTAATGGTGGAGTATGAGGATTAGGTATGCTCTTAACATACTCAATAACACTATCTCTCAATTTTATCATTTCATCAAAACATCCTTGATTGTATGCACAACCACGAAGTTTGCTATCTGGTTTATATAATGATTCTAACAATAGAGTCTTACCTCTATCCCATTTCTCAAGTTGATTCATTTACGTTTCCTACTTTCTTTTAATATGTATGATCTGGCAGAATCATAATTTCTGCAAGTATGTACCCATTCACCATTATGAATGATGGCAAGTTTCTTACCACCATCCATAGATGGAACTGCTGCCCATGTACCATCTTTGGTAACATAACCAGTCTTATTCTTTATCTCTTCCTTATAGAAAGTTTGATAATTAGAATTTGGCATTAACACTTACCACTCTAGCATTAGGGTTTCTTGCAAGTGCTACCTGCTTTGCTTCAGCATAGTTTCGTGCCTGAACTTCTTCAGTAAAGGTTGATCCAGCAACATAAAGTTTAACTTCGCACTTCATGGATGTTCTCCGTTGTTAGTTTAAGAGGAAGGGAGTGGGGCAATGATCTGGGTTTCACCCATGCTGCCCAAATTTACCCTATGGGAATCGCTTACACCTGAACCCCTACTGAGTGGTTCTAACTATGCTAGTTAGATCTCTAGTCATCTAATGACTTCACTTGTTCGGGCATAGGAACCACATATC